GCATGACAACAGCTCCGTTACGGCGCATGGCAACAGCTCCGTTACGGCGCATGGCAACAGCTCCGTTTCGGCGTGTGACAGCAGCTCCGTTACGGCGTATGGCAACAGCTCCGTTTCGGCGCATGGCAACAGCAGCGTTTGGGCGTGTGACAGCAGCTCCGTTACGGCGCATGGCAACAGCAGCGTTTGGGCGCATGACAACAGCTCCGTTACGGCGCATGGCAACAGCTCCGTTTCGGCGTGTGACAGCAGCTCCGTTACGGCGTGTGACAGCAGCTCCGTTACGGCGCATGGCAACAGCTCCGTTTCGGCGTGTGACAGCAGCTCCGTTACGGCGTATGGCAACAGCCAAATTGTAAACGTTGCACGAAATAACAACATCAAAGTCAGCGGCAATGCACGTATAGTTTACAATCCTTCAAACATTGATGAATACATAGATTTTCACGGGTTGGACGCGAACGGTACAACGGTCAAGCTGTATAAAGCCGTGCATTTCTACAACGGCGCATATCACGCAGACTACGACAGTAGTTTTATCTACACCATAGACGAAACTGTTACACCCAATAACGGTTTTACCGACAGCGTACTAAGCAACTGCGGTGCCGGTATCCATCTTGCGCACAAGGCGTGGGCTATCAGCTACGGTGCAAACTGGTCTGATCTTGCGATTTTGGAATGCGAATGCGAAAAATCCGATGTGCTTGTGCCGCTGTATGGTGACGGCAAAGTCAGGGCACGCAAAGCAAAGGTGCTGCGCGAAGTGCCGCTTGAAGAATGCGGACTGTACGGCAAAATAATTGCGAAAAGGCGGGCAAACAATGAATAAATACACGATCTTCATAGCGCAGGTGTGCGCGGTGCTGCTGGCGCTGATAGTCATGATACTGCTTGCCCTTGACGGCGGTGAGGCCGACGCGGACGGTGTACCGCCCGAGGTTGATACGAACGGATTGTGCGTAGTGGAAGTGGCAGAGCCTGAGTACGAAATGTACTTTACCGAGGCCGATGTGATAGCCCTTGCGCAGATGCTATACGGCGAGGCTCGTGGCTGCACGGTAGACAATCAGGCAAAGTGCGTGTGGTGCGTACTTAACCGCGTGGACGATGCACGGTTTCCCGATACCATCATCGGCGTTGTATCGCAGTCCGGCCAGTTTCACGGCTATAGCCCGTATTTCCCCGTGTGGGACAACCTGTACGCCGTCGCGCTCGATGTGCTTACACGCTGGAGCATGGAAAAGCAGGGCGCGGATGTGGCAAGGGAGCTTGATGCAAGCTTTGTATGGTTTACGGGCAATGGCGTTGAAAATGTGTTCAGGGGGGCGTACTGAATGCTGAAATGCGAGATTTACCACGATAATTTTCAAAACTTCAAAAAGTACAACATCCCCAAAGCCCAGCTTGTAATCGCGGATATCCCCTACAACATCGGCACGGATGCTTACGGCAGCAATCCCAATTGGTACAACGGCGGCGACAACAAAAACGGAGAAAGCAAGCTTGCGAAGAAATCGTTTTTCAACAGTGACGGTTATTTCAAGATAGCGGAATATATGCATTTTTGTAGCCGCCTGTTGAAGCCTGAGCCGAAAGAAAAAGGTAAAGCGCCGGCAATGATTGTATTCTGCGCGTTTGAGCAGATACAGACCGTAACCGAGTACGGCAAGAAATACGGATTTAACAATTCATTTCCGCTGTTTTTCTGCAAAAACTATTCCGCACAAGTGCTAAAGGCAAATATGCGTATTGTCGGAGCTACGGAGTTTGCCGTTGTGCTGTACCGCGATAAGCTGCCCAAGTTTAATAACGGGCGGCAAACAGACCCTGAAACGGGCAAGCCTATACGCGGCACCGGGCATATGATTTTTGACTGGTTTACATGGGAACGCGACGGAAAAGACATTCCCAAAATACACCCTACGCAAAAGCCGATTAAAGTGCTGCAAAGGCTGATAGAGATATTCACCGACGAGGGCGACGTTGTCATAGACCCGTGTTGCGGCTCGGCTTCTACACTTCGCGCAGCACGGGACATAGGACGGAGCGCATACGGCTTTGAGATAGATAAAAACTTTTATGCCCGCGCAAAATCGGAAATGCTCGTACCGTCTGCGCAGATAGAAATGGGGGACATACTGAATGGCTGAATACATAGACAGAGATGCGATATATACGGCATTTGCGAATGCTTGTACAGACGTACTCGAAAGAGCATCCGAAATTGATTATATTGCTGGCTTTAGCGATGAACTCGTTATAGAAATACTGGACAATATACCTACCGTCAACGTCGCGCCTATAAAGCATGGACGGTGGGATGACATACCGAATGCATACATGTCTGTAGTAAGTAAAACCGGGGCATATCACGGGAACGCTACAACTTGTTCAGTGTGTCTTGAGGTAAATCCGAACGCATTCAAGACCAACTACTGCCCCAACTGTGGGGCAAAAATGGCCGGAGGCAACACAAATGAGCCTGTTTAGCGACTACGAAGCAGAAAGGGCATTTGCTGAAAACTATCCGTTTGGTGTGCCGGGTGACGTATGGCAAACCAAAGACGGCACGAAGATCAAAGTATCAAAAATGACCACACAGCACATCAAAAACTGCATGCGAATAGTCGGTGTGGCCGATGGCTGGTATGCGGTGTTTCAGGAAGAATTGAAAAGGAGGGTATCAAATGACAGACGAAACAATAACATATAAGCCCGCGAGAAACATATCAATTGAAATTTCGGATTTTATGGACTGGTTTTCAGGAGAAGACCCCAACGAATACGAAAAAGGTATAGTGGTAGGTTTGCACATTGCGCGGACGATTGCCGAAGTCGTAGAGCGAAGAGGCGAGGAGGACTGACAATGGCTGATATCATTCACAAGCCTACAAAAAGCGAATTCAAGCGCATGGCGGCACAGCTGGGCTATGCCCGCCTGTGCGAGTTAGCCGAGGCAGACAGAGACGGGCGCGTAGTGGTGCTGCCGTGCAAGGTGGGCGATGTTGTGTACGGATTCCACGGGGAAAAGACCATATTGCCGATGGTGGCAAAATGGATCGAAACGAACACTGACGGATGGTGCATTGCAGTACAATACACGCCAATGCCCCCAAGGTTTTATCGGTTTTCCGATTTTGGCAAGACCGTATTCCTGACCCGCGAGGAGGCGAAAAAAGCATTGGAGGCAAGGAAAGATGGCGTCGAAACTGATCTGTGACCGCTGCGGCGCGGAGATAAACCCAATGAGCTCCGTGACCTACGCAGGAATGCGACGGCTTAAAATGGACATAAACGACAACGACTACGAGCTGTGCGTTTCGTGCGCGCACAAGCTGCGTGAGTGGCTTAGTGGGAAGGAGAGCGAAGATGGCTGAATACATAGACAGGGACGCGGCGCTTACAGCTGTTGATGAAACATACCTTGATTACTTAGTTGTTGTTCGAGACGCAGTACTAAACATTCCTGCCGCTGATGTTGCGCCGGTGGTGCGCTGCAAGGACTGCAAACAACTTCAATGCTGCAATTTCACACAGTTTCTTGGGGCCGATGGGTATTGCAGTTACGGAGAATATAAGCGCAACACGGAGGGTATCAAATGGCAGACAAAACGATAATGTATAAACCCGAAAAGAGCATTTCGGTTGAAATCTTGGATTTTCTCGATTGGTTTTCAGATTTTCTCGATTGGTTTTCATCGGACGAGCCTAACGAATACGAAAAAGGCATTATGATAGGTTTGCGTATAGCACAGACGATTGCCGAAATCGTAGAGCGAAATAACGAGGTGAACACATGACAGCAGCAGAAGCGAAAAGGATTATACACCCCGACACTACAGCAGAAGCGCTTGCAGAAATCGAAGGCCAGAGCGCAAAAGTTACCGCAGTTGATGAGGCTTGCTTAGTGGCCTGCGTCGCGCTTGATAAGCAGATACCTGAAAATCATTTTCAAAATGAATGTGAGTGTGTTGTTGATTACGGGATGTTGTACAAGTCTATTGATAATAAATGTAGAAGCCAAAACTGCTATCTACACAATGAGTACAGAATTGTTTTGAGAAATGGCTATCCTACCGTTTGTATCAACAGACAAAGATGTTATGTTCATATTCTTATTGGTGAGCTTGTATACGGAAAAATACGAAAAGGCTATGTTATTCATCATAAGGATAAAAACAAGTTAAACGCTATGCCTAACAACCTTGAACTTATGACAAGTTATAAACATTCTAAAATACACGGTGAAGAAAGAAAAGGAATAGACCTGAGAAGTGAAGAAGGCAAACAGAAAAGCATAAATGCGGCAGCAAAAGCAAGAAAAAGAAGTGATGTAACTATCGAAAAGGTAGAAGAACTTAGACGAAACGGCTTTACAATACCTGAAATTGCAAAAAAACTTAATTGTGGAGTGAATACTGTAAGCCGCAGATTAGGAATGAAAGATTATTAGGACTGGGGTGATATCAAATGACACGCGGCGAATACATGCGACGCGCTCGCAGAAACGCGGAGCTTACAATCAAGCAGCTTGCAGCGTTATCGGGCGTATCGGCAAACGCGATAGGCGGCCTTGAGCGCGGCAAAAGAATTAGCGGCCAGTACATGACTATTGAAGTATTGGCCGACGCGCTCGGACTTAGCATCGATGAGTACACAGGCCACCGCCGGAGGGCAAGCAATGTCACGCAAAAGGATTAGGAACAAGCGCTGCCCATATAGTGCAAGCTGCTTTACCTGTCCGCTGCGCGACTGCATCATATACGCTCCGGCACAGATAAATTGCCTGCCTGTTGATTTTGAGCAAGGCAACATAAACAGCGATATTGTAAAGGAGGTAAAAGCGCATGGGTAAGCAATCAGCATTTGCAAAGGCTGTGCAGCGTGAAGTTAACATCCAGCTACAGCTTTACGGGCGTAACCGCATGCAGCTTGCGGAGGACGCTGCTTTTATGGCCGCTAATGAAGTGCTGGGCTTAGGCTCAGGCCGTGCACGGGCATTCGGTGAGGCGTTTGTAAAGTATTCAAACGAGATCGCGGACTTGGTAGTAGAGGACAGCAAGGCCGACGACGAGATCGTATATGCAAAGGCTGTACTTGATCGGCGCATCCGTGAAATAGTGGGCGAGGAAAACTTCTCGCCATTCGATGAAAGGTATGGTAGGCGATAATGGCAAAGAACGTAGGCTGGGAGGCCAAAAGCAACCACGATGGCAGCTATACAGTAACCGTTAACGGTAAGCAATACTATTGTGCAGATACACATGAATTTCTTCATTTTTTAGAGGATATCGGGGAAAGGTGGGAGGACAGTGAAATTCGAAAAAGATGAACGCCGCGAGTTTTCGACCGGCGCTGTAAGGGATAAGGCCGACGGGAAAGGTCGCTATGATCTTGCGCCGTGGGGAGCGATACACGCCCTTGCACAGCACTGTGAGCGCGGTGCTATCCACTACGGGGAACGCAACGTCGACAAAGGCATACCCCAGCACAGCTTGATAGACAGCGGCATACGGCATCTTAGCCTGTACATACAGGGCGACGCGGAAGCGCATCACCTTGTAGCGGCGCTGTGGAATATAGCGTGGGCTGTGGAGCAGGAAATAAAACGGCCTGAAATGGTTGATTTGCCCGAACGCGGCGAACATTCGGGCATAGCATTTTGAAAGAAATTGCAAGTAAGGAGGAAGGAAAGAAGAATGAAGATCTACATAGCCGGAAAGATCACCGGCAAGCTCAATTACAAAGAGGAATTCGATATCGCCGCGACGAGCCTTGAGGCGCAGGGACATATCGTATTAAATCCTGCTGAGCTGCCGGAGGGCATGCTCCCGGCAGACTATATGCGCATCTGCTTCGCAATGATAGATACGGCCGACGCGATCTACCTGCTTAAGGACTGGTGTAGCAGCTTCGGCGCTTTTATCGAGCGGGACTACGCAATGTATACCGGCAAGTCAATACTTACTGAAGGAGAATAAACATGAAAAGATTACTATATATAATACGCATGTGGCTGCTTGATGTTCTCGGGGGTGTGTCAAAGCCGCATTATGATTATTTATATGGCCTGCTGCATAGCGAACGCAGAGACCACAACATGATATGTTGCGAATACGATGACGAAATACGCGACTACCGCATAGCCGTGCGCGAGATATGCCGTCGTAGCGAAACTACATATTACGACTGGTGCTGCGATCAGTGCGCTTGCAACTGCGATAAGCGCAACGGCTGGTGTAACGATTTTGAGCCTGTGCGCTATGAAAAGTGATTGCCGTAATTGCCCGGATCGGACTGTGAAATGCCATGCAACGTGCGAACGGTACAAGGCGTTTTGCGAAAGAAACGAAGCTATCAAGGCCGCAAGGCGGGAAGATTATTCAGCAAAGGGCATATTGGTTGCAGGCTACATAAAACGAGCTAAGGCCGTGCGGACGAAAACACAAAAAATGGTGTGGAGGTATCGCGGAACATGAACAATCAATGCAGGCGCATGATAACACACATGCGGGAACACGGCAGCATATCCAGCCTTGAAGCGCAATCGGAATACGGTATTATGCGCGCGTCCAGTCGCGTCTACGATCTGCGCAACATGGGCTTTGAAATCAAAACCACAATGGAAAAAGGCCGCAACAGGTACGGCGAGGCGACAAGGTACGCAAGGTATACGCTGGGGAGGAATGGCGGTGGCTGATTATGGCGATTATAAAGTGCTGTGTCCGTTTTGGTCGAAGGGCTCGGCGCGAGAAAACAAAATATTCTGCGAGGGCTTTTGCCCGGATGCACGGTTGCAGCTATGGTTTAAAGGAAATGAAAAGAAGCGCAAGGCATTCATCACAAAATATTGCAGCAATAGTTATGCCATGTGTCCGGCGTACAAGATCACGGAAGCAAAATACAACGAAAGAGGGTAGCGCATTATGCGTTACCCTTTATTTTTTCGGCAAGGGTGGTGTTACATTGTGCGCCCTTTGTATTTCATAATGGTGATATGGATATTTGGGATGATATCAAAACTGAATACATTACATCAGGCATCGGTACACGGCCGCTTGCTGCAAAATATAAGGTATCGTACAGCACCTTGCGCAAACGTGCGCAGAGGGAGCAGTGGGCGCAGGAAAGGACGCAGTTCAGGGCGCAAAGGGACGCAGACCGTGTAAAAGCACAATGCGAGATAGCATATCAGGAATACAAAAGCCTGTTGGAGGCCGCAGGGCTGCTTTCAAGCAAGATATGCAGCGCTGTAGCGCAGATAACGGATGAGGATATTCTAAAGGATAAACGCGGCTTACGCAGCCTTACAGGGGCTATGAAGGACTTGGCCGACATTCAGGGCGTGAAGAGCGACGCGGACAAGCGCGAGCAGGAGGCGCGGATCAAAAACCTTGAACGCCAGGCAGCGCCGGATGCACAGCCGGAGCCGGTGCGCGTTATCATTGCCGGTGCGGACGGCTTTTGCAGTAAGTAGCTATGCCGGAATACTATATTGATTATTTAAGCCCTACGCAGAGCGAGTTTTTATCCGCTGCTGCAAAGTATGTTTTCTTCGGCGGTGCGCGAGGCGGCGGCAAAAGCTTTGTTGTGCGTGTGGCCGCTGTGCTGTACTGCTTCAAATACCCCGGCATAACGTGCATGATAGTACGTAAAACGTACCCCGAATTGCAAGAAAACCACATTGTGCCGCTTACAAGGGATTTGCACTGCTACGCGCCCGAAAAGGCGCAGAGGCTTGCGCAATACAACGATCAGAAGAAAGTTATTACTTTCCCGAACGGCAGCCGCATTTTATTCCGATACTGCGATACGGATAAGGACGCGGAACGCTTTCAGGGCACTGAAACGGATATTTTATTTATTGATGAGGGCACACACCAAACAGAGGAACGTTTTCGTAAGCTTACGGCCTGTGTGCGCGGCGCGAACGACTTTCCGCACCGCATTTATGTTACCTGTAACCCCGGCGGCGTAGGGCATGCGTGGGTAAAGCGGCTGGCGATAGATCGCGTTTACAAGGATGGGGAAAGCCCCGGCGATTACACTTTTATTCAAAGCAAGGTAACGGATAACAAGCCGCTGATGGATGCAGACCCCGATTACATACGCAAGCTTGAAGCACTGCCGCCTAAGCTGCGCAAGGCGTGGCTCGAAGGCGAGTGGGATATATTCGACGGTGCGTTCTTCGAGGATTTCCGTGCAGCGCCCGACAGATTACTGTGCGAAGAGGCCGGAATAACGCCCGAAGAGGCAATAGAGCAGCGCAGATACACGCATGTTATCCCGGCATTCGATTTAAACTCCGGGCAGGCTCGCGGCTGGACGATATACAGATCATATGACTTTGGCTACAACAAGCCGTTTAGCTGCGCGTGGTGGGCTATCGACTACGACGGTGTGCTTTATCGCATATTGGAGTTGTACGGCTGCACGGATACGCCGAACGAGGGCGTTAAGTGGACGCCGGACGAGCAGTTTAAGCGCATTAAGGAAGCAGAAGATACACACCCGTGGCTAAAGGGCAGAAAGATATTGGGCGTGGCAGACCCGTCGATATGGGATGTATCACGCGGCGTATCGGTTGCGGAAACCGCCGAGAAATACGGCGTATACTTCGATCCCGGAGACAACAAGCGGCTTGCAGGCTGGATGCAGTGCCATTACAGGCTGCAATTTGATACAAACGGCTTTCCGCGCATGTATGTATTTGATAACTGCAAGGGCTTTATACGCACGATACCGCTTTTGATGTACGACGAGCACAAGCCGGAGGACTTGGATACATCACTTGAGGATCATATCGCCGATGAGTGGCGCTATATGTGCATGGCACGGCCTGTAAAGCCGATAATACCCGAAAAACCGCGCGAGATCATTTCCGATCCGCTCAATCAATTTAAAAAGGATGGATACAAAGCAAATGGATATCACTAATCAGTATGATCCGCTCCGCGCGGAGGTGACGAATGCTCCCGAACAGGCAAACGCCGAGACAGCGGCGCAGGTGATGGGCGTTAAAGCGATAGGCGAGCAGCAGATAAATGAGCTTATGCAGGTGCTTACAAAGTACCGCGCGGGCAAAAACTCCGTTGATAGCCGCATTATAGCCGCCGAAAACTGGTGGAAGCTGCGCAACGATGTTGAGGAGGATAAGGCCGGGCACGCAAAGCCCGGTTTCCGTTCAAAAAGCGGCTGGCTGCACAATGTGATCAACAACAAACATGCTGACGCTATGGATGCATACCCCGAGCCTAACATACTGCCGCGTGAGCAGGGCGATAAGCTTGAGGCGGCTATGCTTTCAAAGATAATCCCCGTAGTGCTGGAAAAGAACCAGTTTGAAACTACGTACAGTAAAGTAATGTGGTCAAAATTGAAAACCGGCACGGGCGTTTACAAGGTGATTTGGGATAAGAACAAGATGAACGGCTTAGGCGATATCAGCGTTGAGAAGTGCAACATACTCAATCTGTTCTGGGAGCCGGGCGTTGAGGATATCCAGCAGTCGAAATACTTCTTCGAGGTGGATTTTCAGGATGAGGACGATGTGCGCGAGATGTTTCCGCTTGAGCTGCCGGAGGGGAAGCAGATACCGCACGACTTTATAACAAGCAAATTCCGCTACGACGATCATGTAGATACAACGAGCAAAGTGCCTGTTATCAGCGCGTACTACCACAAAAACGGTGTGCTGCACTACATTCTGTTTGTGCCCGGCACTGTGCTGTACGCGACGGAGAACGACCCCGAAAGGCTGCTGACGGGCTGGTACGATCACGGCAAGTACCCGTATGTGTTCGATGCGCTGTTCCCCATTGAGGGCAGCCCCTGCGGCTATGGCTATGTAGATTTGTGCAAAGCGCCACAGACGGAAATCGACCTTTTGAAAACTGCGTATGTTGAAAATGCCATGGTAGGCGCAAAGCCGAGATACTTCAAGAAAGCAAACTGCGGCGTGAACATAGAGCAGTTTACTAATCTTAATGAATCCATTGTAAACGTAGAGGGCAGCCTTTCCGAGGATAACCTTGCACCGATAACGCACGATAATCTCGACGGCAACTATATTGAGATGCTGCAGCTCAGTATAAACGAGCTGCGCGAGACTTCCGGCAACACGGAAACGGCGACGGGCACAACATCAAGCGGCGTTACCGCTGCATCGGCGATAGCGGCCTTGCAAGAGGCAAGCGGCAAGGGCAGCAGAGACAGCACCAAAGGCAGCTACAGGGCGTACAGCGAGGTAAACTACCTTGCAATAGAGCTGATACGCCAGTTTTACGATGCGCCGCGACAGTTCCGCATTCTCGGCGACGGCGGGCAGGAGATGTTTTTAAGCTACTCCAACGAGGGCTTACAGCCTCAGCCGCAGACATTCAGCGGTTATGATATCGGCAGCCGCATCCCGGAGTTTGATATACGCATTGTGCCGCAGAAGCGCACGGCGTACACAAAGATGTCAAACAATGAATTGGCCTTGCAGTTTTACGGCCTGGGCTTTTTCAATCCGCAGCAGACCGATCAGGCGCTTGCATGCCTTACGATGATGGATTTTGATAGCATAGACGATGTGCGAAAGACCATTAAGCAGAACGGAACACTATTTGAGCGCTTCAATACCCTGCTGCAGGTATCGGCAATGCTGGCAGCAAAGTGCGGCGACGCGAGATCGCTTGCGCAGATACAGATGCTCGCACAGCAATCCAACGCGCAGATGCCGACGGCACAGGTAGCGGCGGGTATGCCTCCGGAAGAACCGGCAAACGACAGGGAGCATGCACAGGTAAGCAATGCGCGGGCACAGACGAGAGAGGCGGCAATGCCCGACGGAGGTACAGCATCATGATAAATATATCTGTAAAGAGCCGCGAGGATATGATAGAGATATGCGCTCAAGGCCACGCAAACGCCGCTCCGAAGGGCGAGGACGTTGTGTGTGCGGCGGCGACGATACTTATAAGGACGCTTGCAAAAACGCTTGAGGCAGCAGTGCCCGATATGGTAAAGGCCGATGTGGGCGATGGCAAGGCGAGCATATCCGTAACAGGCTATGATCCCGTGGCGGCTGTCGCTATCGAGACTGTATGCACGGGTTTCAGGCTATTGCAGGAGCAATATCCCGAACATATAAAAATTTTTGCAGAAAAATAAAAAAAGTGGCTAAGGGTGGAGTGACATGCTCCACCCCTTTTTTATTATGCTTAAAGCGTGGACGCGGAACATAAGTTCACCTCCTTTAAGAGCCGCCCCGGCAGACGGCGGCATGAGTAGTCTGCCAAACCTTTTTCTCCCGGACGGGGTGTCTCCCCCTTCGCCCCGTCCACTTTTATATACCGCTTTAGTTTAACGGTAAAACGCTCGGAGAGATAGAGATGCAGGTTCGAGCCCTGCAGGCGGTACGACGGGCTCGCCCACCTACGGGCAAATAAATAGGAGGCATGTAAATGCACAACAAATTCAAATGGCTGCAGCTTTTCGCGGACGGTACCGGCGAGGGCGGAGCGGCCGGATCGGGCGTTACTTCACCTGCCGACGCCGGGCAGGACACGGGCGTAAATGCGTCTGCCGTCGCCGGACAGACAGTTGAGCCGACTCAGGCGGACAGGCTCAGAGAGCTTGGAGTGCCGGAGGCAAAGCTTAAACGGGCGAAATACAGTCAGAAAGCTGCGCCGCAGAAGCAGCAGGAGACTACAGCGCAGGCCGCCGCTGCGGAAACACAGGAAGTCGCAGAGGAAACCAAGGACACCGCAAAGAGGCTCAGTTGGGATGAGATCATGGCAGACCCCGAATACAACGGGGAGATGCAGAAGGTAGTCAAGGCCGCAAAGGAAAAGCTCAAAACGTCGGCTGAGGGGCTTGAAAAGCTCACTCCGGCCATTCAGCTTATTGCGAAGAAATACGGAGTTGATGCCGGAGACTACGAGGCCATATCTAAGGCCGTTGTAGACGACGACGCATACTACGAGGAACGCGCAATGGAGCTGGGCGTTACCACCGATGTCGCAAAGCAGCTTGATAAATCGGAGAAAATGATGCGAGCCGCCGAGGAGCAGCAGCAGAAGTTTATCAACGAGCAAAAGCTCATGGAGCATATCGGAAAGCTTAACCGGCAGGCTATCGAATTGCAGCAGAAATACCCTGATTTCAACCTCGGCAAGGAGCTTAACAATCCTACTTTCGCACGGCTTACCGCGCCTGATCTTAATCTCCCGCTTGAGGACGCTTACGAGCTTGTCCACCGAGAGGAAATCAAGGAAAACATAAGGCAGGCAGCGCTAAAAGCGTCGATACAGCAGGTTTCAAATGCGGTGCAGTCCAACAAAAACCGCCCTAATGATGGCGTAAGCAAGTCCTCTAACGCTTCCGTTCAGACGTTTAATTACCAAAACGCCACGAAAGCACAGCGAGAGGCACTGAAAGCCCGTATAAGATCGGGTGAAAAGATATTCCCCGGCCAGCTTTAAGCGCTCCGTCGTTTCTTCGTGGCACAGCTATGAAAGGAAACGATAAATGATCGATTTTAATTGGCTGCAGCTTTTTGCAGATGCAGGCACTGTTGTTAACACCCTTGTAAACAACGGCACTTCCAACTACACCAACGCATACACCGGCGACGCTGTTGCCGCAAGCCCCAGCACCAACACTCTGGCACCGGAGCTCAAGACCTTTTACGACACTGAGCTGCTGGAAAATGCGCGTACCGAGATGTTCTATGCGCAGTTTGGCCGCAAGCAGCGCCTGCCGAAAAACGGCGGCACGACTATTGAGTGGAGAAAGTTCAACACTTTTGATCGCGCAAGCGAGCTCAAGGAGGGCGTGATCCCCACCGGCCAGCAGTTCGGCTCTTCGAGCCTTACCGCATCCATCTCGCAGTACGGCACTTACACCTCCATCACCGATAAACTTGAAATGCGAGCCTATGATAACGTCATTCTCGCGGCGACCGAGGAAATGGGCGCGTCCGCTGCGGCAACGCAGGAGACGCTTATCCGCGATGCGCTGCTTGTCGGCACTAACGTAATGTACTGCGATAACATCGACACCGACGGCAACAAGCTTTCTACGCCTACCACTCCGGCGACCATGGGCGCAGGCGGCAGCACTGCCGGTTCGGGCGGCGCTTCGACTCCTGACGGCTGGGCACTGCTTACCCCCACCATGGTAAACAAGGCAGTTACCAAGATGAAGAAGGATCGCGTACCTCGCATCAACGGCAAGTATTATGCGGTTATCCATCCCTCTGTTGCGTATGATCTGCGCCAGTCCAAGGAGTGGATAGAGGTACATAAGTATGCCGCTACCGGCGAGATATTCAACGGCGAGATCGGCGAGCTGCACGGCTGCCGCTTCATCGAGGATACCTTTGCTCCCATTCTCGGCGGCAGCTACATCTACTCCGGCAGCACTACCTACAAGAACAAGTCCAACGGCGTTACCTATGCCACTTACTTCTTCGGCAAAGACGGCTTCGGTATCGTTGACCCCGAAGGCGGCGGACTTGAAATGATCATCCACGATAAGGACGAGATCGGCGGTCCGCTCAATCAGTTCAGCACCATCGGCTATAAGTTTGAAACCAACGGTGCTACCATCCTGTACCCGGAGCGTGTGCTCCGCGTAATGTCCGTCAGCTCGTATTCCGCGACTGACGAGGAAAACAAGTAATACGGCAAGGGGGAGGGGATATCCCCTCCCTCCCGTGAAAGGAGGCAATTATGGCAAACACCAAGAAAACGGAAGCGGAAGATAAGATCGAGGTATTTATACCTCGCGGCGACAGGAACAGCGATCCGAACAAGTATGTTTCGGTCAACGGCAAGAATTATCTGCTTCCCAAGGGAAAAACATCCCTTGTGCCCAAATGCGTAGCGGACGAGATCGAGAGATCCAACTACGCGCAGCGCATGCTTGATGAGAGCATAGATGCGCTTAAATTCAATAATGCGTAACGGCGGACACGCCATTAACACAAAAACAGCACAGCCGCCTGCAATGGCGGCTGTTTTAATAGGAGAATTACGACATGACAATTGCCGAAGCTATAGATTTAACCGATAAGCTCACACCAAATGCATATGAGGAAACCGATAAAGTACGCTGGCTGCTTGAGATAGACAGCCTTATATACAACGACCTCATAGCGACGCATGAGGGCGCTGAAAGCGTCAGCAAGCCCGAATACACGGCAGACGATATTGCCGCTGTGCTGTTAGCTCCCGAACCGTATGCAGAGGATATATACGTTAACTTTCTGCAAGCCAAGATAGCGCAGCAGAACAGCGAGGACGCAAAGTACAACAAGGCGGTGCTGTTTTACAACGACGGCTATACACGCTTTGCAAAGGCGTACAACGCGACGCATAGGCCGCTGCCGCAGGGTACGTATTTTAAGTTTTAGGAGGGTAAAAATGCCTACATATACCACTATTCCCGAAAGCACGTTAACGGAACAGTTAACGGACACTTTCGGAGGCTATAACCACAACCTCAAAATAGGCGACGGAGAGTTTTACGATATGAAAAACCTCACGTCGGACTATTACCCGTTAATGGGCAACAGGGCAGCACGAAGTCTCATTCAGAGCGGCGTGTTTACGTACATAGGTGGAATGACTGTAGACAGCAATGGAGATTTGTATATTATCGGGAACAAGTCCGGCGGCCAATATAGCTTAGAAAGACTTTATAAAATATACAAAAGCTATTCGGCAGGCGATCCGGATTACAGTAGCCTCGAAGACATGACGGCTATCACATATGATGATTATGCGGATCTGGGAAACCTCTTGTTCTCCGGCAAAGTGCAATTACTTTTTTTTAACGATGATTTAGTTATATTCCCAACAGGCATTAAAGTGAAAACAAAGAAAAATGCCGATGGCCGTTATTATTCACACAGCCTTTCAATGTCCAGCCAGGTTGTTATGACTTCTGCCTCATTGCCTTATGTAAAGATAAGCCCGTGCGATTCGGACGGCAAAATTATAACTTCCGGGACAAGTACATATGTGCGTATAACCATTGCTACGAATGGCAATGACATTTATTCATCGTATACGTTTCCGGCCGGTGATGCAGTAAGAATATCAACAACTATAAATAACAAAAAAGACACGATCGGCATAGAAGGGACGCACATAATAGTTAAGTCGTGGGTTGAAGGAAATAACACTGAGCATGTTATAGCCGGTACGATAAGCGCAACTCAAACCATTGATTCAAGTGGCAGCATATTTCATATGAGCAGGGATGTCCCCGACATGGATTTTGTCATACAAGCGCAAAATCGGTTATGGGGTTGTCACTATAGGAAGTCTGATAGCGCAAACATGAAAGGAATAAACGAGATATATGCCTGCAAGCTAGGAGACGCGACCAACTGGAACGTGTTTCAGGGCATATCCACAGACAGCTATAAAGCATCGTGCGGCACACCGGGCAAGTTTACAGGCGCGGCAAACGTTAACGGATATCCGATATTTTTCAAAGAAAACTGCTTCCACAAGGTCTTTGTATCGTCAACAGGAGCGCATCAGATACAGGATAAAGCGATAGACGGCGTGCAGGACGGCTGCAGCGGCTCAGTCGCAATGGTCGGGAATGTTTGCTATTACAAATCTCGTAACGGCGTTGTGGCATTTGACGGTTCTACAACATATTCAACAGGGGACAACCTTGGAGATGAGCGTTACACAGATGCTGCCGGCGGCAGTGCTAACGGCAAATACTATATCTCAATGAAGAGCTCAAGCGGACAGTGGACGATGTTTGCTTATGACGTTGCAAAGGGATTGTGGCACAAAGAGGATGAAAGCCACGCGATGCAATTTTGCTCAGTGAACGGAGACACTTTATACGTAACGCAGGAGAGCGCTGATAGCTATGAAATACATCTTATAAGCGATTACAACAAAACGAGCGCACAAGAGAGCGTCCCGGAGTGGGAAGCTGTCACGGGTCTGCAAGGCTACAGTTATACAGGGCAAAAGTACATCAGCCGTTTCAACATGCGTATGATGCTGCCGAAAGGTTCATATATGGACATCTATATTGAGTACGATTCGAGCGGAAAGTGGGAGCATCAAGGACACATCAAGGGAACCGGCACAACTTCTTTCATGATTCCCGTAAGACCGAGACGATGTGACCATTTTAGAATAAAGCTCACCGGCAGCGGCGAGGTCAGGCTTTACAGCATGAGCAAATTGTTTGAGGGAGGTACAGACATTCGATGAATATTATTCCACCGCAATCACCTTTATTTAAAGGGACGCAGGAAGAAAACATAGCCGCAATGCAGAGATATCTACTGGAATTATCGGATAACCTGCCGTATTTGCTTAACGACAGCATTGCAATTGATGATGCTTTAAGCGCAAGCAGCGCAAATCCTGTTCAGAACAAGGTTATCAAAGCAGCATTAGATGACAAGCTCAATAAGTCTGACGTTGAAGATAAACTGGACGGAAGCAGCAAAAATCCCGTGCAGAACAAAACCCTTACCGTCCAGCTTCAAACGAAATTTGATAAATACGGTGGTGATATAAACGGTGATGTTCGCTTGACGAACGTTAGCAGAATGAACACGGCGGCTAAAAAAATAGCGGTTTTCGATAACAGCAACATTATAGAATACCGCTCTGCCTCAGATCTGGCGGCCGATCTTGGAATTGGTGATGATCCCAGCAGCAGCATAGCAGACTTAGTATATCCAGTGGGCAGCATCTATATGAGCGTTAACAGCACTGATCCGGCCCAGCTATTTGGCGGCAGTTGGACGCAGCTTCAGGATAGGTTCTTGCTTGGTGCCGGTACTTCCTATACCAATGGCAGAATAGGCGGTGCCGCCACATGTCAACTAACTGCCGCTAATTTGCCAAGACATACCCACCCCCAATACGTTGCGACAAGCGGCGGCAGCGAATCAGCCAACTTGGACTATGCAAGCTATTCAACCAGCGCTAAAACGGTTGCCCAAGGCATTCCGACGGGTGCTACAGGCAGCGGAACGGCATTCGATATTTTACCGCCTTATTTAGTGGTCTATATGTGGAAACGCACAGCATAGCACTTTGCAACTAAAGATTTAGATAAAGGAAGGCATAAATATGGCAATCAAGAAAACGACATATGATAGGGATACCGACTATCAGAAAAAAATAAACGATGCTGTTGCCGCTGGCAACTATACGGTAGCAGCAAAATATGAGCAGGCGCGAAACGCGAAAATTCAAGGTGAAGCGCTTAACTATGCCCAGACCAACAAATATTCTTCGTACCTTCCCAAAGAATACAACGGTGTTGAATACGATAGCGGCACGGATTATATGAAGAAGATATACCAGGCATTTGGTAAAGGCGATTATACCGCAGCGTCTCAATACGAGCAGCAGCGCAATGCAAAAATAGACGGTGAAGGGCTTCCAAACGCCAAGACCAATTACACCTATACTCCGCAGTATGATACACAGATAAATGAGCTTTTCAACAAACTCCTAAACAGAGAAAGCTTCAGTTACGACACCGAGACAGACCCTTTGTATAAGCTGTACAGGGAACAGTACATTAATCAGGGCAGACTTGCCATGCAGGACACAATGGGTCAGGCGGCGGCTCTTACGGGCGGCTACGGTTCAAGCTACAGTCAGGCAGTCGGTCAGCAGCAGTATGACGCTTATTTGCAGAAGCTCAACGGCGTTGTGCCGGAGCTTTACCAACTGGCATATTCGCGGTATCAGGATGAGGGCGATGAGCTTAAAGATCAGTATAACATGTATATGGCAAAGGATGCACAGGACTATGATAGAGCACGGATAAATTATGCACAGCTACAGTCTCAAATGAATGCGGCGGCAGATCAGGTCAAAGCAATACTTGAGGTTGGCGGCTCGCCTTCTGCCGATCTCGTTTTGCGTTCCGGATTGAGCGATGAGTATGTGCAGACACTTAAAAACTATTACGCACAGCTTGCGGCTCAGGCGGCTCAGACGGCGGCACGAAGCGGCGGCAGCTCAGGCGGCGGCGGTGGAAGCAGCAGAACATATTCGAGTGATAAGGATTACAAGGTCAATAAGGACGGAAGCGTGTCGGTCAAGAGAGTCCGGCAGCTCAATTACCAACCCGACGAGGGCGTTTTCAAGTGGAACGGTAATCAATATACGAGCGTTGACAGTTTGCTGGACGCATGGGAGAAAAAATCAGACCTTACCAACGATGATATTAGTATTCTCAAACGCAAACTTTATTCGCAGATGGGCAGAGGGTAATATGAGGTATAATGAATGGCTAAAAAAATCAACAGGGAAGAAATAAAGGCCGAAGTAAAAAGACGGCAGCAAAACGCAGCGAGAGATTATGCCGAAAAAGCCGATTTGATAGCCGCCGGTTATAAAACCGCAAAAACAAACAGCGCCTCCGGCTCTGCCGGTAAAAAGCCAATAGGAGCAAGCACTTCCAAATCGAACGTACTTTCTCAGATCGATGAGATACGAAACGAGCTCGGCAGCAGGAATAAACTTAGCGCAGATGCGCTTATTGCCAATAATCCGGCGTATGTATACACAAAAGCATACGGCGACGGGAAAACGGGTGCGGCGGCGAACAAGCCGGTAAAGGGCACGGCGACACCTCGCAGCCGCTTTGAGCCTGCCGACACCGGCAGACCGCTTGGCAGAGCATCGGCGCAAAGGGCTTTTACGTCCACGCCCACGGGCAATTTCAAGGGCGAGGCGGTTTTGAAGAGCGCACTTTCTTCAACGGGCGCGGCCTATAAGAAGCTGGGCGCGGATGTTACGTCCTCAACCGGCAATCTTTCAATGGGTGAGAGCGCACGGGCGGCGATAGGCGAGGCCAAGACTGCGAAAAAAGAGGGCAGGCAGGTCAAGCCGGGGCAGGCCCAGCGCAAGGCGGAGCAGGACAAGATAAAAAGCTTTAATGACGGCTGGGCAGGAGACTTCAAGCAAAAGCTGCTGGAAAGCGCCGAGGAAAGCTCAAAACGTGCGTATGAGTACGAGCAGGAAGCTAAAGAGGGCTTGGGCAAATTCGGTCAGGGCGTTGTTGACTTCGGCATAGCGGGCGCACAGTTTGCCGGTGATGCGCTGCTTAACGCTGTTGCGCCCGGCACAGGTCTTGCGGCAATGGCAGGACGAGCATACGGTTCTGCCTCACTGGACGCACAGCAACGCGGTCTGAGCGAGGGTGAGCAGCAGATATCCGGCTTAAAGAGCGCGGCTATCGAAATGCTCACGGAAAAGCTTTTCGGTTCGGTCTCCAAGGTCGCATACGGTAAGGGCATTATAAAAAACGAAAGCCTTGTCAACAGCCTTGTAAACCGCCTTGCAAAGACGGACAGAGGCCGCACGGCGCTCAAGGTTTTAGTCGGCGCGAATGAAGAGGGCTTGGAGGAAGTGCTCTCAGATATCCTCAATCCTATCGCAGACCGCATACTCAAGCTTGATGACGGAAAAGGCGACTGGTCAGACCTTGCCGATGATTTTGACACTCAGCAGATGCTTGAGGACTACATCATAGGCGGTGCGCTCGGCCTCGTGGGTGCCGGCACAAACGTTGTGAGCGGCCAGTACAGAGCCGAGAACGCACAGCAGAGGGCGTATGAGGAATATCAGCGCCAGTTAGTCAATGCCGGTCTTGCCACAGAGCAGGGCGGCGACGCACAGCTTACGGCAGAGAAGTATAAAAACATCCTCGATCAGAGCACACAGCGCGGCAAGCGCAACCTCAGTGATAAGGAAACAGCAAACCTTGAGAGTTTGATACGCGGTACATATGCTCAGAAGGACGCAAGCGACGTAAGCACACGCCTTGCGCAACTGGGTACGGATGCTTCGGAGCAGACCGTAAATGCCATAGTCAAGGCCGTAAACGGCGAAACACTCAGCAGAGCGGAGCAGAAAGCATTTGATGCAAACCCATATTCTCAGCGCGTCGTTAACGAAATGCTCGACACAGAGGGCGTGACAAGCAACGAATGGTACGCAGACAGGGCAAGTGCGCAGAGCTTCACGCCGGAGGTCAGCAGCGGCATCAATATAGAGCAAGCACAAAATGTCCTTAACACCAGCACGGCTAACAATCCCCAATTTGTAAACAGCATGGCGCGGCAGTACGAAGTTGCGCCGGAAGTGGTCGAGCGCACATATAACCTCAATCCGACTGCACCGCAGGCGTTTGAGACGGCGTTTAACGCGGTTTATCAGATGGGACAGCAGGGGACGGACAAGGCCGCGCTCTACAAAGTGCCCGTGCTCAACACTGCACAGGCGAACATTGCGTATCAGATGGGCGCAGACAGCGTTAACGCGGCAGATGTGAGCACAGAAGCGCCCACACAGGCGGCAACTGTTCAGGCGGCAGCGCCGGTCACTATCAATAACACACAGGAGGTAAACGAGAATGGAGTACGTATACACAACGTCGCGGAGCGGATTAACGGTCAGAATACCGAAGGACAGATACGCGGAGTGGAAACAGGCGCAGGAGAAAATGTCGCCGGAGGAAGTCAAAAAGAACAAGGCGGCATTGGCACGGCTCAAATCAAAGCTGGCGAAAAAGTAAGCTACAAGGGCAAGCAGCAAAAGGGCGTTTATTATGCCGCAGAGGACACCGAGGACATGAAAAAAGGCCGCGAGCTCGCGGAGAGCTACGGCTATAAGGTCATGTATTTTGTTGGCGGCAATATCCGCTATGCCGGCGGCGAGTTCAGAGGCGTTGTTGACACGGCAAACAAGACCGTCATGGTAAGAGCGGATCATCCCGACTACACCGCAGAGCAGATAATGCGCCACGAGATGGGGCATGCGGCGTTTGAAAACGGCGATCTGAGCTTGAACGAGGCAAAAGAAATGCTGCTTGGCGACTTCACTGAGGACGAACTAAACGAGCTTATCGAGATATACAGCAGCGAATACGGCGGCATTCTCAGCACCGAGGAGGCTTTTGAGGAAATCTGCTGCGACGCGCTGGGCAGAATGAACATCTTCGAGGGCACGGATTTAAACAGCGAAAGCTACGGGAAAGCACAGGACACCGTGCGCAAATACGCCGCCGAGAGAACCGGCAGCAAGGGCAGAGCTCCGCCGAAAAAGGGCGGGGTAAAGTATAGCTATGCGGGCAAACACGCGCGGACAGCAGACCTTGAACAGCTTGAAAGAGCTAAACAAATGCAGACGCAAGGTGACGACATGGAGAATATCCGCAAGGCTACCGGCTGGTTCAAAGGCCGAGACGGAAAGTGGCGGTTTGAGATCGACGATAGCAAGGCGGAGTTTCGCAGAGACGGCGACGTGCGGCTCATGCAGGAGGAAGGCTATCGGCGTATGCAGGAGCTTACTGATAAGTGGATAGCAAGCATTAATGAGGGGACGGATTTCACAGAGGCTGAACAAGCCGAAATGGAACAGCTGGGGGAAAAATACTACGACACTGTGTGGGAAGAGAAATACATGCTGACAGACTTCTTGAAGCATGACGAGCTCTTTGAGGCATACCCCCGATTGAAAGGTGTAGCGTTGCAATTTGACGATCTACCAGCCGGTACTAACGGCTTTTTCAGCAAGCGCAGCAACACCATAGTCCTCAGTGATAAGCTTTTCGGTAAGGAAGCTGATGTGCTGATACACGAGATACAGCACATCATACAGAATTACGAGGGCTTTACAAAAGGTTCAAACCCCCAGTACTGGAATAATCGCATGGAAAACGGATATTCCAAACGGTGGAGTACGGGCGAGGAAATGATGCCGAGTGAGCTTTACAGGAACACGGCGGGAGAGATCGAGGCAAGAGACGCAGCGAGCCGCCGTACACTGACACCCGAGGAGCGAAAAAATAAAGCCCCCGATCTCGGAGACGAGAATACTGTGTTTGCAGAGGACGGGGATGGCTACGCCATGAGCCAAAGCGAACAGGACAGCGTGAAGGAACAGCTGCGGGAGCATCAGGATGCGCTGAACAATATGAAAGCCGTCGCCACAATTCGTGATAACGGCTGGAGAGGCATGAGTACCGGAGCGTTCCGGCAGAAGATCGTCAACAATCTGAAGAAGACAGGCTACCGCGTAGATAATCCGAGCATCGGCGTGATTGTCTTCGACGAGAAGCTGCTGAACCGAAGCTTAAATTACATTCAGACAGATGCGGAGGCGGCGGCATATCAGGCGCTGCCAATGGTGTTGAAACGCGGCATTGAGATCAGTGAGCATGGCAACCACAAGGGGAGAGACTATGAAACACTGACTATCGCAGCCCCAGTGGAGCTGAACGGAAAACGTGGAAATATGGCGGTGGTGGTGATGAAAACCAAGGGCAACCGCTATAAGGTGCACCGCATTCTGACCCCGGAGGGCACGGCTTTTGCGCTGCCGGAAATGACTAACGCAGAGCCTACCACCGTCGGGGCTTTCACCAACGTAAGTCAAACGTTGGGAGGGAGCGCACCGGCCATCAGCTCTGCGTCTGAAAACAGTATACCTACAAGCAATCAGTCTGTCAAGCGCAATTATTCCCGCGAGCCGGAAAAGCTTAACGAGCTGCGGCGGCAGAATGAGCGGAAGCTTGCGCAGGCTACGGCAGAGGATGCCGCAAACGAGAACGAGCGCGGCCTTATACGCGACTATCAGAAGCAGTACAGCAAGGTCGAGGACATACGCGAAAAGCTCAGTGCGGCACAGCAGACGCTTACAGAGGCCGAGGACAGCGGCGCGGACTACGACACCACGACCAAGGCAAAAAACCGTTTTACGCTGTTGAGCAAGCAATATGCGCGAGAGCACCGCAAGCTTAACGGCTACGGCAGCACAAAGGCGCTTCAAAATGTGCTTGAGAGAGTCAGCGCAAGAACATCTAAGGATGCAGAGCATATTGACAACCGCAATTTCTCAAACGTGGGCGACCGAAGCCTAAAGCCGTTTCAGATGGAGCACCCGGAGCTGCACAAATATTATGAGGACATGGCGCAGACCGTGCTTTATGATATCGGAATGGCAACTCAATTCCGTACTACGAACGGCTATCCTAAAACCAAGTTCACCGACGGCTTTAAGCGTGCGCTGGGCGGCAGTTCGTTTAATGACGGGCTTCAAGCGCTGCTCGACATTTCAAACGATCAGGGCAGCGAAAACTATGCTTTGGCAAAGCGCATGGAGCTGTTTTTGGACGATCTTCTCACCAACGGCTACAAGGGCGCAAGCGGCAACGCCGAGTACATACGCGCTAAAGAAAACATATCGGGCGGTAATACTGTGTGGGAAAACTTCCTTGAGGAAAACAGCCTTGCTATCGCGGATGGCCTGATAACGGAAAAGGAGCTATATAAGGAGTTTACACAGATGCGGTCTGACCTGCCGGAGGGCATGGGCGCAGCTTCCGCCAACTTCACGGGCGAGGAGGCTGTAGGCGAGCGCTGGGTAACAGAGGCTCAGGGCGAGGGCGACAGCGCCCTGCACCCGATAAGCAAGGAGCAGGAAGCAAACCTCGCCGAACAGCAGCACAGAGCGCCGCAGGAGATACCCAAGAAAGATCTGAACGGCAAACTCACAAGCAAGCACGTTTCCACCATAGCCAACAGCGGCATGACACCGGCTGAATTCTCCGACGCGCTGAGAGAGGATGCGGCACTGGGTAAGTTCTCGCACATTGCATACTCCGACGAGGAAGCGCTTAAAAAGGCCGAACGCGCTATCTCTGACGACGGCTGGGATCAGGCGCTTGCAAACTACAAGGCCGAGATAAACAGCGGCAGAGTATCGAAGGACAACACTGTTATGGGCATTGCCCTTTACAACAACGCCGTCAACAGCGGAGACTACGCAACGGCAATGGACATTGCCTCGCTCATGGTCAAAAACTCCACGAACACGGCGCAGTCATTGCAGGCCATGCGCATTCTCAACAAGCTCTCGCCCGAATGCAGACTGTACCTTGCGGCAAAGTCGATAGAGAACATCGAGGAAGACCTCAACGAGCGATACAAGGACAACAAGGCGGATATCCATGTTGACAAAATCCTTTACGATGAGTATGCCAAGGCGCTCAGGCAGGGCAATGAGGACGGCATAAAAACCGCGTGGGCGAACATAGAGCAGAGCGTAGCACAGCAGATAAACGCGACATGGTACGAAAAGCTCAACAACTTCCGCTATCTCGCTATGCTGGGCAATCCGAGAACGCATGTCCGAAACATCGTAGGCAACGCATTTTTCGTGCCCGTCAGAGCTGTCAAGAACACGATAGCATACGGCCTTGAGAATATAGCCGACGCGAAGATAAACGGCGGCATAGAGCGAAGCAAGGCAATGCTCAACTCAAGTAATGCGGCGGATGCGGCGCTTGTCAAATACGCAATGTCGGACTATGAGGCTGTGCAGGAGGTCATACTTTCGGGCGGCAAGTATGTCGATACATTTCAGGGCATCGACAAGCACAGGACGATATACAAGACCAAGATACTTGAGGCGGCACGCAAGGGCAACTCGGCAGCGCTTGACGCGGAAGACGCGTGGTTCTGCAAACCCGCGTATGCAAACGCGCTTGCCAAGTGGTACAAGGCAAACGGCATAAGCGCCGAACAGCTTAACACCGGCAATGTGCCGGAGGAGACGATAATCAAAGCACAGACCATTGCCATCAAGGAAGCGCAGAAAGCCACTTACCGCGATACCAACTGGTTTTCCGCTCAGGTCAGCAGGCTCGGCAAGGTGGATAACAAAGTTGCTGCTGTGCTCATTGAGGGCGTTCTGCCGTTCAAGAAAACCCCGGCCAATATCTTAGCCCGCGCTGTTGAATACTCGCCGGTCGGACTTGTAAAGTCCCTTGCGCTGGACACCAAAAAGGTCAAGGCATATGTAAACGGCGACGTTGAAAACGGCATGAGCCCCGCGCAGTTTATAGACGATGTTTCGGCAGGGCTTACGGGCTCGGCGCTTATGGGGCTGGGTATACTTTTAGCCTCATGGGGCGTTCTGAGCGGCGGTGATGACGATGACGAAAAGCAAAACTATTTCGACGATCTGAGCGGCAAGCAGAATTACGCCTTGAGCATAGGCGGTCTGAGCATCACGCTTGACTGGCTCGCGCCGGAGAGTATGCCGCTGTTTGTCGGCGTTGAGCTGTTCAACTCCCTGAGCAGCAAAAACGAGGACAAGGGATTTTTGCAGAACCTCATGAGCTCGGTCATGAGCCTGAGTACACCGATGTTTGAAATGTCGATGCTGCAAAGCGTAAACGATCTTTTCGATAACCTCGCGTACATCAAGCAGGGACAGGGTACTTTTAAAATCGTATCGAGCATGGCGGCAAACTACATATCGCAGTATTTCCCGACGCTGTTCGGACAGACTGAGCGCTCATTCGAGGAAACTCAGCGCGAGACGACATACATTGACCGCAACAGCAAAGTCGGCTCTGAGATACAATACATGTGGGGCAAGATCGCAAACAAGATACCGTTTTACGATTTCAGTCAGATACCGTACATCGACGCATGGGGGCGCACGGAAGAAACCGGCAATCTCTTTGAGAGGATGCTCAACAACTTCATCAATCCCGCATATGTCAAGAAGGAGCGCCCGACGGAGATCGACGGCGAGCTTGAGCGGCTTTACGACCTCGGCGAAACGAGCGTATATCCCGGCCGCGCAAAGACGAACACCAAGATAAACGGCGAGTACCTGACAGCCGACGAGTATGTAAAATATGCAACGACGAAGGGGCAGACCTCATACGAGCTTGCGCAGGGCGTTATAAACAGCGCGGCATATTCCGGCGCATCAGACCCCGAAAAGGCGTACATGCTTAAATATGTCTATTCCTACGCCGATCATATTGCAAAGTACGAGGTCAACAACGACTATTCACTTGCAAAATGGGAGATGGCGGCATACAAGAGCGCAAACCCGATGCAGGCTATAATCGACCACGCACGGGAATATTACAATCCCGACAAAGAAAACTAAATAACATGCTAAGGGTGGAGTTACATGCTCCGCCCTTTTTTATTATGCTTGAGATATAAGTGAAAAGGAGGCAATGCCTTTGACAACTATAATGATCGGAAAGGCGCTGGCGGCGGTCACGGAAAACGAGACGCTTACCAGCGGCATGATAAACGCAAAGATCAAATTCGAGTTTTCCGAGGACTGGACTTCAAACATTTCAAAGACCGCGATATTCACGGCAGGCGACGTGACAAAGGTCGTGCTCGATTCGTACTGGGAAAACAATGTCTGCTCCATACCGCAGGAGTGCCTTGCAAAAAGCGACGAGATACTCATGGTCGGCATTTACGGCGCGGACAACGCAAACGTCGTTGCGATACCCACGGTGTGGGCGACGGTCGGCAAAATACGCAAGGGCTATGAGGGCTACGAGGACGTATCGACCGGCGCACTGCCTATATGGGCGCAGGTGCAGTCTGCTGCGGCGCAGTCGGCAACGGCGGCAAAGAATGCGCAGGACGCTGCGGAAGCGGCGCAGGGAAAGGCTGAGGACGCACAGGCGGCAGCGGAGGCGGCACAGGCCAAAGCCGAGACCGCACAGAGCAAAGCGGAAACGGCACAGAGCAAGGCCGAGACTGCCCAGGGCAAAGCCGAAGCAGCACAAAGCAAGGCAGAAAGCGCGGCATCCTCGGCAGCAGGGTCGGCAGCAAGTGCGGCAAGCTCTGCATCGGCGGCATCGGCCAGCGAGACTGCAAGCGCACAGAGCGCTCAGACGGCCACGGAAAAAGCATCGGCGGCTCAGGCTGCGGCTCAGGCGGCACAGAGCGCCAAGGCAGACGCCGAGAGCGCGAAAGCGGCGGCAGTCACGGCAGGGGCAGATGCAGAGAGCGCGAATGCCTCCGCGCAGTCGGCAAAAACCGCAGCAGAGAGCGCAAAAACAGCGGCACAGGCGGCTCAGAGCAAGGCCGAAACTGCAAACACCTCGGCGCAGACCGCGAAAACTGACGCCGAGGCCGCGAATACTTCCGCGCAGAGTGCCAAGACTGCGGCAGAGAGCGCCAAGAGCGCGGCGGCAGGGAGCGCACAGAGCGCCGGAACGAGCGCGCAGAGCGCACAGACAAGCAGCAAGCTGTCCGAGAGCTGGGCGGTCGGCGGAACTGGGACACGAACCGGAGAGGACACGAACAACGCCAAGTACTGGTCAGAGCAGGCACAAAACGCGGCCGGCGGCGGCGTTTCAAGCTTCAACGGACGCTCCGGAGCTGTTGCGCCTCAGACGGGCGACTACACCGCCGCAATGGTCGGAGCGGACGCTCAGGGCGCGGCACAGACCGTGCAGGACAACTTGAACACCCACGCGCAGAACACCGCCATACATATAAGCGCCGCCGAGAGAACGTCGTGGAACGGCAAGAGCGGAAAGGCGGACTCCTTTACCGTGACGCTGACTGCGGCAGGGTGGAGCGCAGGCGCACAGACAGTCAGCAACAGCAAGTTTATCGCAAGCGGCTACGCCTATACGGTGTGCCCGGCAGGGGACAGCTTCAAGGACTATGCCGAGGCGATGATCTACGCCGACAACGTGACAGCGGCGGGCAAGATGAGCTTTCACTGCGACGTAACGCCCACAAAAAATCTTACGGTCAACATTCTGAGAACGGAGGCAACGGCATGAGCTTAGTGTTCAACATGGTCGGAGGCGGCGGAGACGTAAGGCTCGTGTCCATAGCGGTGACCACACCGCCGGCGAAAACGGTGTATGAATACGGCGACAGCTTCCAGAGCGCCGGGATGGTCGTCACGGCGACATACAGCGACGGAGCTTCGGCGGCTGTAACTAACTACAGCATAAGCCCGACGACGTTTTCAAGCGTAGGAAGCCAAAGCGTCACGATCAGCTACACCGAGCACGGAATTACCAAAACAAGCACAACCGCCGTTACGGTCAATAAAAAGACCATTTCGGCCGTTCCGAGTCAGAGCGGAGCGCTGACCTATAACGGGAGCAGCCAGTCCCCCACATGGAGCGGCTACAGCGCGACGCAGCTGACAATCGGCGGCACGACCTCCGGCACGAACGCCGGAAGCTACACGGCAACATTTACGCCGAAGGCAAATTACCGCTGGCCTGACGGCACGACGACGGCGAAGAATGTCACATGGACTATCGGCAAGGCGAGCGGAAGCTTATCGATAAGCCCGACGACACTGACGCTGGACAGCAGCACAACGAGCGCGAGCATCGCCGTCACGAGAACGGGCGACGGGGTAATAAGCGCCGTGAGCAGTGCCCCGAGCATAGCGACGGCAAGCGTGAGCGGCAGCACCGTCACCGTTACGGGCAAGGCAAGCGGCAGCGCGACGATCACCGTGAGCGTTGCCGAGGGCACGAACCACACCGCGCCTGCAAGCAAGACCTGCGCGGTGACGGCGAATTTCCTCAACTCCAACTTTGCGTCAAACACGTGGGAGCAGATAATCGCTGCCTGTCAAGGCGGCAGCGTACCCGACACGTGGGTCGCGGGCGACAGCAAGGCTATGACGATAGACGGCGCAGACTATCCGGTCGATATCATCGGCAAAAATCACGACACCTACGCCGCAGGCGGAACAGCGCCGCTGACTTTCCAGCTGCACGACTGCCTTAACACCACATATGTATGGCGGGCAACATGGGACGACCTCATTACAAAGCTGCCGGAGAGCATACAGAGCGCCATAAAGCCCGTCAGCAAAACGATAAACAACGAAAGCGTTTCCCCGAAGCTTTTCGGACTTACGGAAAACGAGGCGTTCGGCGCTAAAGTGTATGCGCAATACGCCGAGGGCACACAGTACGCCTACTACGCCGCCGGAAACAGCAAGATTAAGAAGAGAAACGGCGGCGCTTATGGGTGGTGGCTGAGTTCGGCTCTAGCCCAACAAGGCCTTACTTTTCATATATTTGTGACGCAAAAAGGCGCAACTGACTCGTCCTTTACGGCTAATGAATTCAAGGGCGTCGCTTTTGCTTTCTGTTTTTAATCCGGGAGGTGTAGATCATGTACGCGATAAAGGTAAACAACGAAATCGCCGGATATTCCGATAGCTTCGTGTATATCCGGCTGCACACAAACGGCTGCTATGTGCTGTGCGACGAAGCGGAAGCGGAGGGCATATGCGCAAAGGTGGCAAAGGATTTTACCGACGCGGAGACCGGCGAAACGGTAACGCAGATAGCCGACACCGTATTCCGGCTTACCGATGACGGTCTGCACGGCACAGAGCCTAAGTGCGAGATCGAGGAAGTCAACGGCGCACAGGTTGTAGCGGACAAGGACAGCGAGCTGAAAAACGCCGTGAGCACCGATGACCTTGAAAGCGCCTACAAGGAAGGAGTCAACAGCGTATGACAAAGACAGAGGCCATGACCAAGATGAAGGAAAAGGGCGCGGACGATGCGCTCAATCTGCGCGGACGCGCAAGCACGATGGACGGTACGGCGATAATCGCGGAGGAAAGCAAAGTGCCCGACTTCGACGCGCAGAAGGATTACAGCGCATGCCCTGCCGGTACGCCCGTCGCGGACGAGGGGCAGGTGTGGAAGCTTATACAGCCGTACAACGCCGCGAATTATCAGGGCAGGCCGTCAACGCTCCGCGCTCTGTGGGGGCTGTGCCACACGAAAGACCCCTCAAAGGCTAAAGCATGGGTAGCCCCTCTCGGCACAAGCGGCATGTACATGACCGGCGAATGCTACAAGGACGCTTCCGGCACTGTGCATAGGTGCTTACAGGATAACGTAGTACACGACGCGGCGGCGCTGCCGAGCGCGTGGGAGGATGCAACATGAACATTACCCCGAAACAGGTGCTTGAGCTGGCGGCAAAGTACATAGGCTACAGGGAAAAAGCATCGAACAAGGACTTATACAGCTTTGAGGACAATGCCGGACGGGGCAACTTCACGATGTTTCAGGCCGAGCTCGACAAGGCGAAGTTCTGGAACACGCCGAAGAACGGCTATGAATGGTGCACAAGCTTTGTAGCGTGGTGCTTCTGGCGCATTGCCGGCAGCGAGGCAAAGGATGTGCTGTGCCTCACCGGGCAGTACGGCGCAAGCTGCGTGAGCTGGGCGAAATACTACGCGGCACAGGCGAGGCTTTTCACCAAGCCGCAGGTCGGCGACCAGTTTTTCCAGCGCGACAGCCGCGACGGCCTGCCATGCCACACGGGAATTGTCGAAAGCGTGAGCGGCAATACCTTCGTTACCATCGAGGGCAACGCCGGAAACGCCGTCAAGCGCGTGACGCACACACTTAACAACACGGTCTACGGCTTTGGTAGACCAAAATATGCAGCAGAAAGCGAGGATGAAGAAATGGAAAGATGGAAAACGATAGAGGATGTGCCGGAGGGCTTTTACCGCGATACCGTAAAGCAGCTTATGGCCGACGGCATAATCAAGGGCAAGGGCAACGGCGTGATCGACCTGACGGAGGATATGCTCAGGGTAATGATCTTCTGCCAGCGCATTATGGGAAAGGCGTGATATTATGCCCGGATTTACGGTCGATTTCGGCTACGGGCAGCGCTTCAAGGCCACACAAACATAACGGAGGATAAATCCCTTGACACAAACGATAATCACAACGGCTGCTCTTATCGCGGCGGTTATAGCAATCGCCGGGTACTATAACAAGGTATATAACTGGGTAAAGCACCAAGAGGAGCAAGATAAGCGCATGGACAGGATAGAGAGAGCTGCCGCCACTGAGCGGAAAGAGCTGACCCTGATAGTCTATGCGTTGTCGGCCTGCCTTGACGGGCTGGGGCAGCTCGGCGCAAACCACACAGTTACCGATGCAAAAACCAAATTAGATAAACACATCAATAAACAGGCACATCAACAGGAGGGCTAATTATGAAAATCAACTGGAAGGTTCGTATTAAAAACAAGATGTTCTGGCTCGCGCTCATCCCCGCGCTGCTTCTGCTCGTGCAGGTAGTAGCGGCGGTGTTCGGCTACGAGCTGCAAATCGAGGCCATAGGCGATAAGCTCACGGCGGTAATCAACGCGCTGTTCGCGGTGCTGGCTATACTCGGCGTAGTCACCGACCCGACGACCGCCGGTGTAAGCGACAGCAAGCAGGCTATGGAGTATGAAAAGCCGAAGTGTGATAAATGACACAGGCACGTTTGAGGCTGCCGCCGGACATGGCGCTGCTGCCGCGTGAACAGTGGGAAAAGCTAATATACAGCTCAAACCTCGGACGCGAGGGCAGCAAGATCGCTGATCTGTATTTCATACAGCAGATACCGCAGATAGACATTGCAGAGGAAATAGGGCTTGACCGAAAAACCGTCTCGAAACGCCTTTCTACGGCAAGAGCAAAAATTGAACACAATTACGAGCGGCTTTTCAAAAGCTGAGAGGAGGCAAACACCTCCTCTTTTTTTACGCGCATATTCCCCATAACACGGACATTGAGTACCCCCTTGAAATCGGAAAAGGCTTTAAGCTTTTAAGTACAAGGAGGCGGCGAAATGTTCGTGTTTTTTAATCCCAACCCGGATGCAAAGCGCGTGGGCGACTGCACCGTGAGAGCGATAGCCAAGGCGATGAATACCGTTTGGGATAAGACCTATCTCGCTTTGTGCGTTGAAGGTCTGAGAGTACATGACATGCCCTCGGCAAACAATGTTTGGGGTAGTTACCTTAAGGCCAACGGCTTTAGACAGCATGCGCTGCCGGACACCTGTCCCGAGTGCTACACAGTAGCCGCCTTCGCTAACGAACATCCGCAGGGCACTTATGTGCTCGCACTGTCCGGCCACGTCGTAGCGGTCGTAAACGGCGACTATTACGACACGTGGGACAGCGGGGACGAGGTGCCGGTCTACTACTTTGAAAAACGGGAGGAACAATAATGGCTTTTGGTTACAACACACCGTATGGGTATTATCAGCCGCCTATGATGGACAACCTCGCGCAGATGCGAGCACAGCAGCCTGCACAACAGGGCATGATCTGGGTGCAGGGAGAGGCGGCAGGCAAGTCGTATCTCGTCGCACCGGGCAATACAGTGCCACTGTGGGACAGTGAGCGGCAGACGATATACCTAAAGTCCGTAGACGCTTCGGGCATACCGGCAATGCGAATACTCGACTACACGGAAAGAACGCAGTCAATGCCGGCTCCCGGCGTGGAGTATGTGACACGCGCAGAGTATGACGCGCTCGCAAAAAAGGTCGAGGCGCTTATACCGAAGGAGGAAGTAAACAATGGGTAATCCGCTTTTTCAGGCGCTGGGCGGCGGCATGAACCCGCAGTTTCAGAACCTTGTGCAGCGCTTCCAGCAGTTTAAGAGCACGTTTCAGGGAAACCCTCAGCAAGAGGTACAAAAGATGCTGCAGAGCGGCAGGATAACACAGCAGCAGTTAAATCAGGCGCAGGCATTTGCGCAGCAGTTCCAGGCACTTATGAAGTAAGTACATTTTATCCGGCCGGGTATTTGTAAATACATTTTGAAAGGAAAAATTAAATCATGGCTCTTTCTTCCGATGCGCCGGTAATGACTATGCCGGTATCACCCTCCAACTCCGGCTGGGGCGGCTTTGGCGGTGATGGATGGTGGATGATCCTCTTTGTCATCATGCTTTTCGGCTGGGGCGGCAACGGCTGGGGCGGCAACAACGGCGGTGTTATGGACGGCTATGTCCTGACCTCCGACTTTGCAAACCTCGAACGCAAGCTTGACGGCGTTAACAGCGGTCTGTGCGACGGCTTTTACGCAATGAACACGGGTATGCTCAACGGCTTTGCAAACGTCACTCAGGCGGTCACAAGCGGCTTCCAGACCGCTGAATTGTCCAAGTGCAACCAGCAGGCCGCGCTAATGGCACAGCTTAACGCAATGCAGATGCAGGCGCAGGAGTGCTGCTGCGAGAACCGTGCAGCGATAGCACAGGTGCGCTATGACATGGCAACGCAGGCATGCGACACGCGCAACACCATTCAGAACAGCACTCGTGACATTATCGATAACGCCAACTGCAACAGCAAGGCAATTCTCGACTTCCTCGTGAACAGCAAGATGCAGGATCTGCAGACCGAAAATCAGAACCTCAAGCTTGCAGCTTCTCAGGCAGCACAGAACAATTACCTTGTCTCGCAGCTCAGGCCGTGCCCCACTCCGGCTTACATCACCTGTAACCCGTGGGCAGCGTCCGCACCTTACGGCGCTTGCGGTAACTGCGCATAACAATTGCACAGCACAGCTTTTTCGTGACTTCACGAAAATGATCGGGCTTTTACCGATACTAAGATCAAGCGGTGAGGCTCACGTCTCACCGCATTTTTTATGAAAGGATAAACATTATGGCTACTTGCAAAAGACTCAAAGATAAGTACATTAAGCACCTTATGAGCATGGACTTAGATAAGCTCGATATGACAGAGCTAAATACCTTTGCGTTCATCATCAAGACGCTTGATGAGACCGAGCGTGAAGATTATTTCGGCAGAATGCTCAAAATAATGCCTTGGAGTAACGGCATAGGCGCAGTTACTCGAGCAACCGACAAGGAGGATAAAACCGATGGCTGAATTCACAAACTCTAATATTGTGACCGTCGCAGCGGGGCAGAATGTGCCTCTGACGGAAACGGCGGTGCAGGGCAATTGCAGTATCGTACACCGTGAGGGCGCGGGCATTGTCACACTGCGCGGTCTGACAAACCAGTGCAGGGCGCGTTTCCGCGTTGCCTTCGGCGCGAACATAGCGATACCCACGGGCGGCACGGTCGAGGCAATAACCGCCGCTATCGCAATAAACGGTGAGCCGCTTACCGCTGCAACGGCGACTGTGACACCGGCTGTCGTGGGAAATTATTTTAACATTTATGTTGCGGCAAATGTAAACGTTCCGCGTGATTGCTGCCTGACTGTGGCAGTTAAGAACACAAGCGGACAGGCTATTAACTTCGCAAACTCCAACCTGATCGTTGAGAGAATTGCATGAGAGGAGTAAAACTATGAGTATGAGATCACTTGAAAAACTTCGTGATATGCTGTGCGAGGAGCTTGACGATATCGCGGAACAGGGCGAACTGAATACAGGCGCACTCGATGTCATCGACAAGCTTGTACACAGCGTCAAGAACATCGACAAGATCATGATGGCCGATGGCTACAGCCGTACCGGCGAATGGGACGCAGAGGGTTACATGCGCGGCAACAGCTATCGCAGAGGCCGCGACAGTATGGGGCGCTTTACCTCACGCGATGCCGGGTACAGCCGCAGAGGGTACAGCCGCGCCGACGGTGCGGAACACGCTATCGAGCAGCTTGAGGATATGCTCAAGGATGCGGGCGGCGAGTCTGAGCACATGGCGATAAAGAAAGCAATCAGTGTGCTGAAAAACGCATAAATTTACGACAAAATTTACGACAACACTAAAAAGTCTTGATTTATCAACGTTTATAAAGCTGTGTGGATGGGTTCGAGTCCCACCACCGGCACCAAGAAACAGAAAATCCCGTAGTTGTTCAAAATACGGGATTTTCTTTATTTATCAATGGCTTGCGGAGTTTTTGCATCATACACAAAACAACAAATAAATACATTTAACAGCGCAAAAATACATAATTTAATGCGCAATTTTACGACAAAATTTACGACAACGGAAGATAGAAGTTGCGCATAGTCTCCACATCGGCGTTTTTGTCTGTTTCGGAGAGTTTGATATATATTTCATGCACTATCTTCGGGTCACTCCATCCGCCGATAAGCATCGTCTGCCGCTCACTCCATCGGAGATGATAAGCAAGAGAAGCAAAGCTGCGCCTTAATCCGTGCAGCCCGACATTAGGCAAGCCGTTTTTGAGACAAACGCGGTGTATTCTGTCGCTGTGTGTGCCCGGATGTTCGGGGAGCAGCGGTTTATCATCGGGGATATCAAGACTGCTTATCAGCTCCGCAAGCCTTGGTATCATTATCGGCACATTGCGCCGCGATTTTTTTGTTTTGTTTGTGCTCTTGCGTACAAACCCACCGTCTTTGGAGGCTACCACGCTGCCTCTTATGTGAATCATACCATCGTGGATATCTCGTGGAGTGAGGGCGATAAGCTCGGACCGGCGCAAGCTGTGAAGTGCTAAAAGCGCAGCAAGCTCACATTTTTCTCCCCGGGTAGCTTTTACAAACACTTCGATTTGGTTAAAATCAAGCCACGGCATTTCTTTGGGCACAACAGGCGGCAAAGCAACATTGTCGTGCTTTATACCGCATTTGTCCAGCACAGCGCTCATTAAGCCCCACTCGTTCTTCAATGTTTTTGCCGAGACACGCTTTGCTTCGCCGTTAACTACCTTCTGCCAGTCCTTTATGCTATATATATCCTCTCCGCAAAGGCTTGGGAATGCGTTGTTTTTTACCGATGTATAAGCCTTTAGCGTCGAGGGAGATATAATATTATCTTTACTGTTTAAATAATTGTCTATTGCTTTTTCCACAGTAAGAGATTGAGGCTTCTTGTCAACAGGCACAAAACCGGCGCGGATAGCCTGAGCTTTGGCTATGGCGGCTGCTTCCGTATCTTCAATGACCGTCACGCCCTCACGGCGAAGATCAACATACCACTTCTGCCCACGCTTACGCGGCGTGGGTATTTTTATTTCATCTCTCCTTTTGCGTTCGCGCTGAAGCTTCTCGCCGCAATAGCAGCAGTATACGGGATGAAGCTCATCCGGTATATCCGCTTTGCATTTTTTGCACTTCATTATTCTCCTTAACCCCCTTAGATATTCGCCGAAAATAATTTTATAGCGAATAATGCCCACAGAATTAATCCTGTGGGCGTTTTGCTGCTTTGGCATCATGAATTACGGTTTTCACCGCAAAGGAGATCAGGGCGACGGCAGCAAGCACCACGATAGCCAGGAACACGGCCAACACCGTTAAGCCGCCGGAGCGGAACAGACCGATGTTTTTAAGCTGTATATCAAATATTACATATCCGATGGTTGCGCATAGCAGGATAGCACATACACCTACAAGGCAGAAGATCAGCGGCCTGTAAACGGCGTTCATGCGCTTGTGGTACTCAACGTCCTTTTCCAGACATGCCGCTTTAACCTCCAATGCGTTTATCCGCTTTAGCTGGGTAACGCTGCCTTCTGTGTTTGTTATACCGAACAGCTCGTCTAAGGATAATCCGAGCGCTTTACAGGTTGCCGCAGAGTAATAAAGCAGCGGCTGCTTCGTAGTGCCGGAGTTGACGGAGCAAATGCTGTTGTAGGGAACGCCGCTTATCCTTGCCAGTTCTGCCAGCGTAAGACTGCTTGAAGCTCTCGCTTTTCGCAGCGCCTCAGGGTACTCGTCAAAATAAGATTGCATATCCTCCATTTTTGACACATTAAGCATCTCCCCTATTAAAATTTCTTGAAATACACGAGAAATTCTTGAATTACACGATGAATTCTTGAAATTCACGAAAATTTCGGGTAATTCCCGAAATCGATTTCGGTTATTTCTTTAAGGTTTCGGTTATTTCTGCATGGACATTTATCAAGACAGATGCTACGCTATAAGTACAGCAAGCAACATTTTACAAACGCTGTGTGAAAAAATGTCCTGCCCTGTTGGCGCAGCGGCAGGACGGATTAAATTAAAGAGGTGCAGCAATGAGAAACAACACGAAAAAAACTACGCCCGAACCCTTAAGGGCTAAGTGGCTTGCGAGAAACAAAACCATTATAATAATAACCGAGGCCAGCGACGAGCGCATACAAGAGCTTATGAGGCTGTTTGACGACAGTCACCGGTTGCCGGGGTCATGAAGAAGATTTCGCAATTCTTTCTCGTTCCCAATTAAGACGATATTCAAACATCCTTAATGTATCGCTTTTTTCGGATGCATAATTAAGCGCATTAAGTTCCAAGAAATCAGCTAAAATCTCAAGCAAAATTAAATGGCTTAATAATTCTGCGGGATAACTACCTGGCTGACCTAATACCAATTCAATGATGTAGGATGCAGTTTCGAAAGTCTTTTTGGATAGTTGTTTAAACGAAATACTCTCGTCGCTTTCAAGGTATGATAATATGCCTTGAATAGCCTCTTCGGAGTCAATTGGTTTGTTTAATAACATGGCAATTTCGGCGGATATCCGTTTTGCGCTTGTTTTTATACAGAAATCATGCCTGATAGCACGCCAATACTCCCATTCTGCAAAAGCATGACCAAAAGCACGATTTTGTCTTCTTAATAATGACAAGACAGGTGGCTCTAAAGACATAAAATTAACTCCGCAAAATAATAAGCCTTGCATTTTATATGCAAATGCGTTATTATCTAATCGAGATACAAACCCATGCGAATGTATCCCGATTAGATATAACATGAGAAACACATTGAGTGTCAATACACATTATAACATTATCGTGGCAAAAAGACTATAAATATTTACATTTTCGGCAGTTTGTCTGAAACGGGAGAGGGAAACTGCACAGTTTGCACAAAGTAAATCAGCCAAAGCACTTTTCGCAAACGGTAAAGCCTTTGTCTATAGCTTCACTATAAGTCATGACATCATAGTATTTCATGCCGCTGCAATCATTGTAACGATGTATTTTGCCGCCGCTTTGACTGACATACACAGTTCTATTGTCGCCGGGCACAGTTTCGGCGCTATCCTTGGCACAAGCGCAAAGCGAAAACACCATACACAAAGCAAGCAACAAACAAATAAAACGTTTTTTCATAAAATCAACTCCGAAAAACTGATTATATAATAAGATGGGAGCGAGAAAATGATACTAAGGGGCAAAACAGCGGAAGAATTTGCGAAACTGGACGAAGAAATAGACAATTCGCTTGCGAGCTTTGCGGAATGGCAAAAGACAAGACCGCCGCGTGAGAACGTAAGCCGAGAGGAATTTGCCGAGGCGGTAAAAAAGATACCTGACGAAAAGCTTGAGCTTATAGCCAGGTACATAGATCGCATAGCCGGAGCTACTTTTTAACCTCGTTGTAGTCGAATGCGTCATCAAGACTTGAAAGCTCTTCTTCCGATATGTAGTTAAGCAGAGCGCGGCGATATCTGTTAGCAAGCAGTTTGCTGTCGCGTAGGGCTTGAATATACATTGATTTGTAATGCGATCCGAGCGCAATGTTTATAATAAGCAGTGCGAGAACTACTACTAAACCCCAATTGATATAACCAAGCACATAGCGTGACACGAATATTGGGATATAATACGCTGCCCAGCTTACAAAACGAGCAGAGTCTCCGGCTTCGGGATATTCTTTAGAGGCGATAATACTCATAAAGGCAGGTATGCCGAAAGCTAAATAAATCGTCTTTACAGCTTCCCAAATATCGTGCGTAATCAATGCGAAAATCGCAGAAATGACTATGAGCACAATATTTGCAATTGCGAAACTGCGCCAGTGAGGACGCTTATCAAAAAACGCTTTAATCGTCTTTTTCATTTTGCATTACCTGAAACTCAATATAGTTCATAATGTTGCTGACCTGCTGCAAGCTGAGATCAGGGCATGATCTCAGCACAGCTTCTCGCAGCTCCCACATAGCATCGTTTTTACCAAGCTCTTCATCCGTCGGGATGGAGGGCTCTTTTTTTATGCCGAAAAGCAGCTCCTCGGGAGTTGCGCCGAAATACTTAGCTATGCGCTCGACGGTCGCGGGGCGAGGTGTGGAGCCTTGCTTCCATTGAGTAACGGAACCGGATGCAATCCCTAATTCCTTAGCAACTCCGTTTGCACTTTTTCCCGCGGCCTTGCAAAGCAAGTTGTAGTTAGTGAAAAAGTCCAAAATTGCACCTCCGAATTTGTGAGACTTGACAAAATCTCATAAAACATGAGATTTTGCGCAACAAAGTATTGACATCTCATAAAAAACGAGATATACTCACAAACTGTGAGGTCAAACTCATGAAATATGAGACAACGAAACAATTTGATTTGATTGGTGGCACATTCATAATAACTTATTGTTTCCGTTTTGTCAACATTAAATCTCACAAAAAGCAAGAAAGGAGGCAGAACAAGTGAATTTTAAGAAGGCAAGACTAGCGGCAGGGCTTACGCTCGACGAAGCTGCAAAAAAGCTCGGCTATGACCATACCGCTATTGTCGGATGGGAAAAAGGAAAGTGGCTGCCAAGGGCGGCAAAACTGCCGGAAATTGCGAAAGTCTACGGCTGCACCGTGGACGAGCTTCTGAAAGGGGAGTAAACAAAATGCCGAGAACGCGATTTGGCAAAATCGACAGAGACCCGCTTAAGGAACTTGTGCTCGGGCGGAAAAGCGCGTTGCAGCTGAGCGAGGTCAAGCTTGCCGCCAAGATGGGCATAAGCGTAGGGCGTTACCGCTCGATGATGGGCGGAACGTCGGACGCGTGGAAGATCGGCGAGGTCAAGGCGCTGTCAAGGGCGCTGGATGTCCCGATAGACGAGCTGAGGGCACTTGTGGGCAAGTGCTGAAAGGGGAAAGGACAATGATACTGGTTTGGTTTTGCGTGGCCGTCATGGGCGTGGTGCTCACGATAGGCGGCATTGTATCGGCGCTTGTGTGGTTTGCCGATACTGCGGAAGCCGAGTGCGCCAAACGGCGCGGGAGATATACATTTAAATAACAAAAAGGAGGAACAACAAATGAACAATCTGTACTGGGTCGATAACAAGATCATGAAACTGTACGACCGTTTCACAGATGCCGAGACCGGCGAGCTGTGCGACTGGAAAGACGAAGACGGCAACGTCATAGCACCCGTCGAAGACTTTTTCACGCAATTAGAAGCGCTGGACATGGAGCGCAAGGACGTTATCGAAAATTTGCTGCTGGGCTATAAGAACGACGCGGCAGAAGCCGAAGCAATCAAACTGGAAATCAGCCGCCTGACAGCGCGTAAGAAATACTGTGAAAAACGCGCCGAACGCTTCAAAGCAGCCGCCGCCGACGCGCTGGACGGTGAACCCTACAATTCCGGCAAGGTGGCCGTGCGTTGGACTACATCACATCCAGCGGCAAGCGACGATGAAAACACAGCGCCCGACGAATACATGCGCGTCAAGGTTGAAAAAAAGCCTGACAAAAACGCTATCAAGGCCGCTATCAAATCCGGCGTAGATGTCCCGGGCTGGTGGATAGCTGAAAGAAAAAGTATGTCGGTAAAGTAGGTGCGGTATGGGGAACAATATGATTTTTTACGACTACGGGCGCAGCGTTCCCGAAGTCGCTATGAAGCCAATAGACGCCGGGCGTTTAAAGGGCATGTCGGACATTAATCCGATGTGGCGCATCAAGACGCTGACCGAGATGTTCGGTCCTTGCGGTGTCGGCTGGTGGTATGAAATCATCGACAAGCGCCTTGAGCACGATCCTATAAGCAGGCAGACAGCGGCATTCGTGGAGATAAAGCTCTTTTACATAGACCCTGAAAGCGACAAGGAAAGTCACGGCATCCCCGGCCTCGGCGGCGCGAGCTTTGTGGCGCAGGAGCGCGGCGGCGCATACATGAACGATGAGTGCGAAAAGATGGCACTTACGGATGCGATAAGCGTTGCGGCCAAGGCGCTGGGCATCGCGGCTGACGTGTACTTTGAAAAGGACAGAACGAAATACGATACACCGCAGCCGAAAGAGCCGGAAGCGCCGAAACCGGAAGCACCGAAAAAGGACAATATATCGCTTAAATGTGAAGAATGCGGAATGTTCATCGAGGATTACATTGCGCAGGACGGCACCAAGACCAGCGCGTTCAAGATAGCAAAGCTTACTAAGAAGGAAACCGGCAAGTGTCTGTGCAAGAGCTGCTATGAGGGACGCAAAAAATGAGGGCTGAGATACACGATCTGACTTTCACGATGGACGGTGCGCAGGTGATATCTTTCCGCACAAAGGACGATTGCCGAGAGCTGTACGAAACGCTGAAAGGCAAGGATTTAGATGTTACGGCCAAGAAACACCGCGAACCGCGCAGTCTGAACGCTAACGCCTACGCGTGGAAGCTGATAGACGAAATATCGCTTGCTACGCGGATAAGCCCCAAAACCGTATACCGCAGGGCGCTTGAAGATGTTCCGACGATACGCTACACGCTGCTTGTGGCCGATGAAGATGTAGAAAACGCTATAGCCGACTTTGTGCGCGGCCACATCGGGCGACGATGCGACAAGCAATATGCCTACACCGGCTATACGAACGTTACGTTTCACAGCGGCAGTTCCGATTTTGATACCCGGCAAATGTCGATGCTGATAGACAATCTGATTCAGGACTGCCGGGCGCTGGGTATCGAAACAAGGCCGGTAGACGAAATAGAAGCTTTGTTGGAGGCGTGGGATGGAAAAATGGGTTGATATAAAAGGCTATGAAGGGCTGTATATGATTTCTGATCAGGGTAATATCAAAGCTTTGCCTAAGTATGTGCCTTATACCCACGCGAACGGCAAAAAGTGCTACAGGGCGGCAAAAGAACAAATCATGACACCCCACGATAACGGCAATGGTTATCAGTATATTACACTTCGCAAAAATAAGGTCAGGAAGAATTATTATGTACATCGATTAGTTGCTGAAGCTTTTTGCGAACATCCTGCTGGCTGCGATTATGTCGATCACATAAATAATGTAAAGACCGACAACAGAGCGGCAAATCTGCAATGGCTAACGCAAAAGGCAAATATATTGAAATCAGTTCCTAATATGCGTGTGCCGCGTAGCAGGTTTAAGGCAACTAACACAGGCCACAAATATATCAGTTTTCGGGAAAACAGGTATCGGTTCTGCTTTAAAAGCAAATCCGAAGGCATAAAAAATTACACTTCGCACAAGACCTTAGAGGAAGCGCTTAGGAGAAGGGAGGCGGTATTGAGTGGCACAAAGTATTATGCAGGCATCGCGTGAATGTTTTATCACCGGCAGCACAACAAATTTGGTTCGCCACCATTAGCACATTTACGCGGGCGGCAGACGGCAGACTTCGGAAAAGTGGGGCTGTTGGGTGTGGCTGCGCTACGACTGGCACAACGGCGCAAGCTACGGCGTTCACTTCAACCGTGATCTTGATATCCGGTTAAAGCAGCAGTGCCAGGAACGATTTGAAAAACTATACGGACACAATAAATTCATGGAAGTGTTCGGCAAGTCATGGATATGAAAGGGGATAACACATCATGTTGAATTCAACCACCATAATGGGGCGGCTTACAAAAACGCCCGAACTGCGATACACAAAGACGGGCGTACCCGTCGTGTCGTTTTCCGTTGCCTGCCAGCGCGACTATGCAGGCTTGGAGGGCGGGCAGGCCAAAACCGATTTTTTCGGCTGCGACGCATGGCGCGGTACGGCTGAATTTATCGCCAAGTATTTCGATACCGGCGATATGATCGTCGTTTCCGGCAGATTGCAGAACGACGAATGGACGGACAACGACGGCAAACGCCGCGTTACAACGAAGATCACCGCCGAACATGTCTATTTCGGCGAAAGCCGCAGAAGCAAGCAGGTAGCGGATATAAGCGCCGCAGACTTTGAAGACCTCGACGATGACGGCGAATTGCCTTTTATTTAAGATGTAGGTGTAGGTAATGGCAAAAAAATATGTCAAGGCCTATTTCGATTGGATCGAGCAAATGTCAGCTCTGTCAGATGCTGAAAAAGGACGGCTATTTACCGCCATACTTGAATATGCGCGGTCAGGCCGGGAGCCTGAAAACAGCGGACGGGAAGGGCTCGTATTTCCGACATTCAAGGCGACATTAGACCGAGAAGCTGAAATTGCCGCTATTAACGCAGAAAACGGCGCCAAAGGCGGCAGACCAGTAAAACCGACTGAAACCGAAAATAACCGAACCAAACCGACCAAAACCGAAAATAACCGAAAGAAAGCGGATGAAACCGAACAAAAGCCTACTAATAACACAAGACATAAGACACAAGACACAATGACACAAGACATAGGACAAAAGACACAAGACAAAAGCGCGCGCACGCGCGATGCTGACGCATTTGCCGCTTTCGCGGCTGGTGATGGTGATCTTTTGGCAGTCTTAAAGGATTTTGAGAAGATGCGCAGGAGCATCAAAAAACCGCTTACCGACACAGCAAAGAAGCTTTTGGTAAACAAGCTTGAAAACAACTTCCCGCCGGAGCAGTGGAAGCCGGTGATTGAGCAATCGATCGTTAAGTGCTGGCAGGATATATACCCGCTCAAGGAGCAGGAGCAGCAGCGGTTGGGCGTTGTTGCGCACAGCGAAAAGGCAAGTGCGCAGCAGCTTGAAAGCCTTAAGGAAATCTACAGGAAAGTAAAAGGAGAATAACGATGAAAGAAATCATATGTACAACACAGGCCGAGCTTGATGCCGTAGCCGTAGATTTTGATGGCAAGGTAATTATCAAATTCGGCACACCGGATAATCGTGCGGTGGTGAATAGGCGATTTAAATACCCTGTCAAGGCGCATGGCAACAGCTCCGTTACGGCGCATGGCAACAGCTCCGTTACGGCGTATGGCAACAGCAGCGTTTGGGCGCATGACAACAGCTCCGTTACGGCGCATGGCAACAGCTCCGTTACGGCGCATGGCAACAGCTCCGTTTCGGCGTGTGACAGCAGCTCCGTTACGGCGCATGGCAACAGCTCCGTTACGGCGCATGGCAACAGCTCCGTTACGGCGTATGGCAACAGCAG